ATGTTGAGCAACGTGGAGGAAAGAAATTGGAACAACGTGACGCAATTGCTAAATTCATTCGTACTGGTCAAACTCGTGACATTGAAGGTCTTAAAACAACTGACTCTGGAAGCGCTGCTTTGATCCCAACTGAAGTGCTAAAACCTCACTTCCTTGAAAAGACACGCAATCCACTCTTGGATCTTGTCCAACGTGTCAAAGTAAATAGTGGTTCTGGTAAATATCCAGTTATCAAGAAGACAGACAGCAAAATGGCTTCAACTGATGAATTGAAAGCTAATCCTGAACTTGGAAAACCAAGCATCAGCGAAATTGATTACTCAATCAAGACTTACCGTGGTTACATTCCTGTATCTCAAGAAATGATTGATGATGCAGACTATGACATCATGTCAATCGTAGAAGATGAAGTATTCAACCAAGGTGAAAACACTGAATTGTCATTGGTCGCTACCATCCTCAAATCAGCAACTCAAGCAGATGCTGCTGGATTCGATGGCATTAAGGACATCTACAACAAGAAACTTAAATCAATCTACAAAGCAAGTATTGTTGTAACTCAATCAATGTTTGCTGCACTTGACAAAGTGAAAGATAAAAATGGCCGCTACATGCTTCAAACGGATGTTGCATCACCTACAGGCTACTCATTTGGTGGAAAAACAATCTACCCGGTAGATGATACAGTCTTTGGATCTGAAGGAGACATGAAGTTCTTCATTGGTGATGTTTCTGAATTTGTAAAACTCTTTGACCGTTCTCAAGTATCTGTTAAATGGGTCAACAATGACATCTATGGCCAATTGCTTGGACTCTTCATCCGTTTGGATGTTAAGAAAGTAGATGCTGCTGCTGGATTCTTTGGCACATACACTGATGTTCTAGCGTAAGGAGGTATCACATGCCCTATACAGTAATCCGTCCATTCAAGGACATGCGTGATGAAGAACAACATGAATATAAAATTGATGATGTGTTTCCACGCAAAGGCTATGAACCTGATAAAGAGTTTATTAAAGGACTCTTGACAGGCTTTAATTCAGCAGGTTCAATCTTTATCACTGATGAAGTAGTAAAAAAAGCTACTAAGAAAGTAGAAGAAGCTACTGAAAAAGTAGAAGAAGCTACTGAGGAAGCAGAAGAAAACACTGAAGAAGTGGAAGCAACTACTGAGGAAGTAGAAGAAACCACTGAAGAAAAACCAAAACGCAAGAAAGCAACCAAGAAAGAGGAAGAATAGCATGGACACTGGTCAGTTAGTGGAATTACTTAAAATCAAATTAGGAATTGCTTCAAATTTGCGAGATAAAACACTAGAGAAGATTGTCTCAAGCGTCATCAGCGAATTAACAAACAATCTGGGTGTTGAATTGGTTCCAGATCGTGCTGACCATGAAATGTTCATTGTTGACTTTGCTGCTTATCGCTATGAAGGTGGTGTTGATTTGCCACGTCACCTTCAATGGCGCTTGCACAATCTGCAAATCTCTTCCAAGAAAGAGGTGTGAGATGTGGAATGATGAAATCACATTGATAGGTTTTAAAATCACGGGTAAGGACAAGCTAAAGCAAGACCTTACTGAGAAAGTAAAGACCACAATTTTCTGTAAGAAAAAATCTATTACACGTTCCGAATTTTACCAAGCAAATCAGGCTGGTATCCGGCCAAATTTGATTGTTGACATTCACAGTTTTGAATACGACAATCAGGAATTTGCTGAATTCGGAGGTAAAGAGTACAGGATTCTAAAAACATATCCAATCAACCTCAACATCCTTGAATTGACTTTAGTGGAGAAAATGACATGAGCCAAGATCTAGCCAGTCAAATTGCTAAAGCTTTAGCAGATTATTCCACAGAAGTTGAAGAGAAAGTGGACGAAATAGCGGAAGAAACAGCAGAAGAGACCGTCCAAGAATTAAAAGCAACAAGTCCAAAGCGCTTTGGGAAGTATGCCAAAACGTGGAAGAAAAAGAAAATTGGGAAAGGTAATTTTGTAGTGCATAACACAAATTACCGTCTCCCTCATTTGCTTGAATTTGGACACATCAAAAGGAACGGAGGACGGGTTTCCGGCATCGTACACATCAAGCCGGCAGAAGATCACGCTATTGAGAATTTTGAAAAGAAATTGAAGGAGCTTGGAAGATGAAGCTGTCAGAGTTTGCAGAAATTTTGGAACAGGCTGGCTTGCCAGTCACCTATAAGGCATTTAGAGAAGGGAATGTCCCATCACTGCCTTACCTTGTCTATTTTGAAAGCTTACCATCAATCACAGGAGCAGACAATGAAGCATCATATAAGATTCGTTCTGTCACTGTGGAATTAGCCTTTGAACGAAAAGACGAGGAATTAGAAGAACGATTGGAAGAGCTGTGGAATGGCCACAAGCTCTTTTATGATGTTCAAGAAGAAAATTTTATTGAATCAGAAAGACTATTTGTTAAGTCTTATGAAGTCTATCTATATTGAGGAGGAAAGAAATGACTGAAAATAAAGTTACCTTTGGACTTGAAAATGTCCATGTGGCACCAATCCAATCCATCAGTGAAACAGGAGTGATCACTTATGGTCAAGTCTTCCGTTTTCCGGGAGCAATGGAATTGACGCTAGACCCTAAAGGGGATTCTGGCTCAGTGAAAGCTGATAACATCGATTATTATTTTGTCAATTCAAATGAGGGATATGAAGGGAAGTTCAAAATCCCACACATCATTGAACTTTTTGCCACTAAAATTTTGGGCGATATCAAAGACGATTCAACAGGAGTCATTACAGAAAAAGCAGATGCTAAGACAACCAACTTTGCTCTTATGTTTGAATTTGCTGGTGATGCTAACAAGACACGTCATGTCATGTACTACTGTTCTGCAAGTCGTCCATCAAGCGGATCAGCTACCAAGAACGGAACTAACGTGAATGAACGTGAATTGAGCTTCAAATCCAGCCCTCGTCCCGGTGATCAGGTCGTGAAACGTTCCATCACATCAGCGGATGATCAAGAAGTTTATAAGAAATGGTTTGAAAAGGTCTATGAACCTACTCAAACTTTGTAATTAAGGAGGCCTTAAATGCGTAAGAGTGTGAACATTAGTGAAAAGGAGTATGAGCTTGTAACCAATGCTTACACTCCTATTGCTTATAAGAGCGAATTTGGAAAAGATTTCTTCCAAGATCTATTTGGAATGATCTCCAACCAAAACATCATGTCAATGGCTGAGAATGGCGACAATGAAGTTGACATCAACATGTTAGCTAATTTTGACATGACCTTCTTCCATCGCTTATTTTGGGTTTTCGTTAAATCAGGAAACCCACATATCAAGCCTTATGAACAATTTTTTATGGAATTGGAAGAATTTCCTTTGCAGGACATCGCTCCAATTCTAATGGAAATGATCAATAACACGATGACATCAAAAAAAAACCAGATGAGTCAGAATCAGCCAGTGATGAAATCTTTACAGTAGAATCCTATCTTTCCTGCTGTAAAGAAACCGGACTGACAATTGATGATCTAAAGCACATTTCTATTGGAATGGCTCTTGATTATCAAACCGATTATGTGAATTTGCGTACTGAAAACAAATCAGAGACACGCAAGGCCACACAGTCAGATTTTGACTCATTTTAGTCTGAAATAGAGTGCTGAGAGGAAGATTCTGAGGTCAAGTTCATCGAACAGATGAACAATTAATCACAGAATTCCTCTAGGCGCTCTTTATATTTTATGTGAAAGGAGGAAATATGGCCGGTAATATTAAAGGGATAAAAATTGAAATCGGTGGAGATACACAGCCCCTTCAAAATGCCCTAAAAAAAGTAAATTCTGCATCTATTGAAGCAGCAAAAGAATTGAAGAGTATTGACAAGGCTCTGAAATTTGACACAGGGAATGTGACTCTATTGGCTCAGAAGCAAGAAGTCCTCCAAAAACAAGTCTCAACTACCAAAGAAAAGTTGGAAACATTGAGACAGGCACAAGCACAAGTTGAAGCGCAATTCAAGAGTGGTGACATTGGCGCAGATCAATACCGTGCATTTCAACGTGAAGTGGTCCAGACAGAGAACATCCTGAAGGGCTACGAGAACAAACTTGAAAATGTCAATAAGGCATTAGATGGAAATGGGAATGCTACCAAATCCAACAGAGAACAACTGAAAGAGCTTCAAAATGAGCAACAGCGCCTTGCAAGTGAAAGTGACAAAGTTGTCAGCTCATTCAAGCTGCAAGAAAGCCAGATGGGTTCCAATGCTAGTGAAGCAGATAAGTTGGCACTGGCTGAACAGAAGATTGGGAAGCAAAGTGAGATTGTCGCTCAACAGGTCGAGAACCTTGAGAAACAGCTTGCCCTTGCAAAACAAGAGTATGGCGAGAACTCAACAGAAGTCAATAAACTAGAAACTCAATTGAACGAGTCCAAGGCTGCCTTCAACGGGCTTGCTAATGAGATGGAAAATATTGGTGAGTCGGGAAAGAAAGCTAGTAGCGGTCTTGAAGAGACAAACAAGCTTCTGAAAGCTGAGTTACTGAACCAATTCTCTGAGAAATTATCTGAGATCAGTCAGAAGTTGGTTGATTTTGGAAAGAGCGCTCTAGATGCGTTCCGGGAAATTGATGAGGGAATGGACACCATTGTCACCAAGACTGGTGCCGGTGGAAAGGCTCTTGAAGAAATGCAAGGCATTGCTAATGGCATAGCAACTGAAGTCCCTACTGATTTCAGTACCATCGGGAATGCGGTTGGTGAGGTCAATACTCAATTCAAGTTAACGGGGGACGCTTTAAAAGTGACCTCAGAAGACATGATCAAATTCTCTGAGATCAATGGTACAGATGTCACCAATGCAACAATCCAATCAAAGCAGGCAATGGAAGCTTATGGCTTATCAATTGATGACCTAACAGAGATTTTGGATAATGTAACCTACGTTTCTCAAGATACAGGGGTTTCTGTCGATGAGTTGATGAAAAAAGCAACTGATGGAGCGCCTCAAATCAAAATGCTTGGTCTTGAATTTGGTGAAGCGGTCACCCTTATTGGTCAGTTCGAGAAAAACGGGGTGGATTCATCCTCAGCGCTCTCTGGACTGACAAAGGCTGCTGGTGTATATACCAAGCAAGGAAAGACCATGAAGCAAGGTCTGAATGAAACCATTGAAGCCATCAAGAACAGCAAGTCAGAGACCGAAGCAATGGGAATTGCTATGGAAATCTTTGGAGCTAAGAAAGCCCCTCAGATGATTGACGCAATCAAACGTGGGAAATTCAACATGGAAGATTTAGGCTACACTTCGCAAGTGTCAGCCGGTCTGGTTTCTCAAACTTATGAAAACACTCTGGACCCTATTGACAAATTCACCACAGCACAAAATGGCTTGAAGATCGTCATGGGTGAAGTCGGTGGAGCTATAGCAGAAACATTCGCTCCAGTGCTTGATGTACTTGTAGGCCTTTTTAAAAATGTCGCAGAATGGGTAAATAAATTACCTGGGCCAATTAAAGAACTTGTAGTTGTATTTGGAAGTATTGTGACAGTAGCTGGAGTATTGTCCCCAATATTCCTCGCATTACAAGCGGCAGCAATGGCAGCTGAAACCACTATAGGTGGACTGATAGCTGCTGCATTACCAATAATTGGAACAGTTATAGCAGTAGCTGCTGCAATTGCTGGAATTATAGTAGTTATTAAGTATTTATGGGAAACCAATGAGGGATTCAGGACCGCTGTTGAGACAGTCTGGAACGCTATCATGTCAGTCATCAATACTGTTGTCCAAGCCATTTCAAGCTTTGTTATGGAGATTTGGGGAACACTGACAACATGGTGGAATGAAAATCAACAATTGATCAGACAGACAGCAGAAACAGTCTGGAACGCTATTTCAGCAGTAGTGACAACTGTCATGAATGTCCTTGGACCATTCATTGAGACTGCATGGAATAACATTTCAACCATAATTTCCACGGTCTGGGAGACCATCAAAACTGTTGTAGAAACAGCCATCAACGTGGTATTAGGCATCATTAAGACTGTGATGCAAATTATCAACGGGGACTGGTCGGGCGCTTGGGAGTCCATCAAAGGTATTGGAGAAAGTATCTGGAACGGGATCAAGAGCATTGCTGAATCTGTATTCAATGCAATGGCTCAGATTCTATCTAATATCTGGAACACCATCTCAAGCACTGCATCAAGCATTTGGAATGGTATCAGTTCAACTCTCTCAGGAATCTGGAACGGAATCTCTAGTACAGTTTCAAGTGTATTCAATGGAATTTCAAGCACGATTTCAGGGATCTGGAACGGCATCAGCTCCACTGCATCAGGCATTTGGAACGGTATCAAAGACACGATTGGTGGAGCAATTAATGGGGCCAAAGATCTAGTTAGTAATGCTATCAATGCTATTAAAGGATTTTTCAATTTCCAGTTCAAATGGCCACACATCCCACTACCTCACTTCCATGTTTCCGGTTCAATTAATCCATTGGATTGGATTAAAGGGAAAGGATTACCAAGTTTTGGAATTGAGTGGTACGCAAAAGGTGGGATTCTAACAAGACCAACTGCATTCGGAATGAATGGCGGAAATATGATGGTTGGTGGTGAAGCAGGAAAAGAAGCAGTCCTGCCATTGAATGAACGGAATTTGAGTGCCATTGGTCGAGGCATCGCCCAAACAATGGACCCACAAGGAACCGTGATCAATATCAACATCTCTGACAACATCATCAGAGAAGAAGCAGATATTGAAAAGATCGCTAATAAGGTATCTCAGAAGATAGCTGCTGAATTGAGGAGACAGAAAGAATTGAGAGGAGCGCCTGCATGGTAAAATACAACGAATTGATAATTGATGGAGTTGGAACTTCATCATTTCCATTTGAAGTGATCGTGCTTGAAGCTCCTACAATTCAAGTTGGTCAATCAAAAGACAAGCTGTTGAGCCATGATGGAGTTAGTGGGTACATTATTCAGTCTAATCCTCACAAAGAAGCGATTGAAAAAAAATACACTCTTCAGCTTATCAACCCAACAGAATTGCAAGTGCTTGAATTCGTCAAATTTCTCTCAAAAAGAAATTTTTGGCTTGAGAATCAGCAGAATAAGCTCACAAGATGGTTCTGCTATCAGACAAAGGTGTCTGACACTCAGAGAGACAAAACTAAAATGTATTCTTTAGAGGTGACATTTATTTGTCATCCTACAAAATACATGAAGAACAATGATGTTCAAACTCTCACCTCAAATGGTGTTCTCAGGCTACAAGGTAGCTCACTAGCGTTCCCTAAAATCACAATTATAGGAAACAGCTCATCTGAGACCAGCTTCACGGTTGGAAAGCAAACAATCAAACTTGAACAGCTATCTGAGAGCGCTGTAATGGTGAATGATCCACAGAATCCAAGTTTCCTTGACAAGAGAGGAAATCTGGTGAAATGGTCAGGAGATTTCATCACAATTGACGCTAACCAAAATCAGAATACTGTTGGGGTAGTTTTAGGCCCCGGCATCCAATCGCTTGTTTTTGAAACAAATTGGGGGTGGTTATAATTCTATATTTACTAGATAGAAATGTTCAAACAGTGAAATGGAATGGCCAGCCACTTCATGAAGCGACAAAAGCAGAAGTTGAAGAAGTAATCAACGTGAGCTACACTCTCAAGGTTGATTATCCAATCACAGACACTGAAATTTATAAGAAGTTTCAGGAAGACATGCTCATCATTGCCCCCACCCCTGTCACTGGCCGGCAACTATTCCGAATTAAGGAAATCAGTGAGCAAGATGACACAGTAAGTCTGACTTGTCAGCATATCACAGAGGACATCTTCAAGCGTTCTGTTCGCCCTATCAAGGTTTCAAACTCAACCTGTAAAATTGCCTTGAATGCTATGATTTCAGCAGTCAAGACACCACTTGGGAAATTCTCATTCTCAAGTAACATCATGGACAATAGAACTTTCAATACCACAGAGGATGAAACGCTCTATAAGATCCTGATGGACGGGAAACACTCCATTGTTGGCGCTTGGGAAGGCGAGATGATTCGGGACAACTTCCTGATTGATATTCCAAAGAGTCGGGGGATTGATCGTGGTGTGGTAATCACCACACATCAAAACCTGAAGCAGTACGAACGGAATAAGAGTAGTTCCAGCATCATCACAAGACTGCATCTGAAATCAACCTTCAAACCAGAAGGGGCAGAAGAAGACACAGTCATAAAAGTCACAGTGGACAGCCCCCTCATTGGAAGCTACCCTTATATCAATGAAGCTGAGTATGAGAATAATGATCTTACTACAGAGGAAGAATTGAGAAAATGGGGTGAAGCCAAATTCAAGAATGGGAATAATGACAAGCCCACAGATCAGATCAAGGTTGAAGCTTATGAGCTAGATGGTCAAACTGTGCATCTTGGTGACACAGTGACCATCATGAGCTTAAAACATGATGTCATGCTGAAGAAGAAAGCGGTAGGCTATGTTTTTGATGCCCTTTCAAAAGAGTATATCTCTCTGACATTCGATGACAAGGCTGGTCACGGTGGTGGCATGTCAAGCTCAAATGGAATTTCTGATGTAGCATCTGAAATCCTTGATACAGTCCAAAAGACTCAGGAGGATGATGGATACTACAAGAAATTGAAAGTATTGGTTGACAATGCCAACAGGGCTTTTGAAGACAAGGCAGGAGCCTTGAAGAAAGAGATCGCTGATGGCATTGAGGAAGCCAAGGCGCAATCCGAAGTAGTCAAAGAGGAAATCTCAGCTCAAGTCACTGAGAAGATCAAAGCAGCAAATCAAGCAAACAAGAATGAAATTGTAGAAGAGTTTAAAGCTCAATACAATGGCATTGAAGTGGAGATGCAGGGTCTTAAAGCTACTACTAATCAGTTACAAACCAGTAATGTGGACATCAAGAAGTTGATCAGTGACTTCAAGGATCAGACACAAAGCCAGTTCTCTGGAATTCAAGGCGCACAATCACGGTTTGAGCAAACCACAGAAAAAGCTATTTCTGATTTGACCAACGTGGCAAATGGCAAAGCAGATCGCTCTTATGTTGAGCAGACGGTTGCTGGGGTAAAAGAAGAATTCACTACAATTGGGGTTGGTGGTGGCCCTAACATGCTCAGGAACTCAAGAGCAGATGAGGGACTGAAATATTGGACTGAGGGCAACGGGCGCTTGAGCTTCACAGCTCATCATTATTACTTTAATGGCCAGAAAAAAATGTTTTTACTTTCAAATGGCTCTTCTGTCCAAAGTCCACGCTTTATTATCAAGCAAAATACAAACTATATGCTTAATTTGATAGCGTTTGATGCTAACACATCTCGTTTTGAAATTGTTTTTTGTAAACGGAGAAAAGGATCAACAAACGACTTTGACGAAATGCAGACAATCTTTGACAAGACTGGATCGCCAGCATTTAACTCAGATCGAGCAATCAAAAAGTCATTTAGTTTTAACACAGGAACGTTTGATGAAGGGTACCTGCTATTTAATTACCAAGGATATCCTAATGTTTGGTCTGGTCTGTTTATGACTGAATTGGACTTTTACGAAGGAGAGAATGACCGTAAATGGCAACCCAATCCAGAAGATCAAAACTATCTAGTGGAGCAAGCACAAGCCACTTTTGAAAGGACAGTGCAAGGCCTATCTACTCAATTGACAAAATTGGAGACAAAAACTGGCCCAAATGGTGAACTTGAACAGCGCATGCTGACATACTCCGAAAAAGCTGCTGTGGACGCTGTAAAAGCAACTAGACAAATACTAGGACAAGGCTATATAGCCAAATCTAAGTATGATGAAGATATTACTGGGATTAATCGAAGATTTGAAGATTTTAAACAAAATAATGACCAAGTTATATCTTCCAAAATCGCTGAATACAAGCAGACAGTAGATGGACAATTTACGACAATCACCAATCAAATGGGTGACATGTTGAGAAAAACGGATATCCAGATCACTCCCGGGCAGATTATTTTTGGTGTTGGTAAGGAAATTAGTGGGAGAACCATCAGTTCCTTGCTAGTACAAGAGCCAGAATCCATTGCTTTGATCGCTCAATTGATTAAGGTAAAAGGTGACATGGTAGTTGATGGATCAATCACAAGCCGGCATCTAGCTTCTCAAAGTGTCCGAACCGGTCACATGGAATCGGGCTCTGTCACAACTCAAATCCTTGCAAGTAACGCAGTCACTGCTGATAAATTGCTTGTAGATTCTGCCATGATCAACAAGTTTGTATCAAACCAAGCCTTCATCAGAGAGTTAGCTTCGCAGAGAGCCTTCATCACTCAACTGACATCTGTGGGAATTTCTGCAAATGATATCCGTGGAGGAAGGCTGACAGCAAACAATGGGAAATCTATTTTTGATCTGGACAATGGACGGTTGTCATTCTACGATAACTTCACGGGAGTTTTTCGGGATCAAACAAATGCTTCCAGTCAAGGGCTTTTCTTTCGGAATGATGATGTGACGATAAACGGAAGACGTTATATCAATTCTAAAGCCATCATTGGGTCTGACCGCCGTGATAATGATATCAGAAGTCACTGGAATCAAGGTGGATTCAATGGGATGATTGTTGACACAATAAAAGGTGTATCAACAGGAGACCATGACAATGCAGATAAGGTCACTTTTGTAGGTGATAGATTCCACTTCACTCACACTTACAATTATGACCGTGAGACAGGAAGCAATCCATACGGATGGAAAATAACAACATGGGGAGCAACAACTATTTCCCCATTTGGGATAAATGGAAGAGATACCAATATTCAAGCAGGAGATTTCTTACTCATTAATAATGGAAATAATGGTGTTTGGCTCAGACAAGCTTTGAGAACTCTCAGAACAGCTCTTCAACACTTTGTCAATGCAGGATTTGCAACAGATGACTTCACACCTCAAAACGGGAAGTCAATGAGGACAGCTCTTCATAGTTCCATTAGAAATGCAGTAACCAACTCATTAAGAGAATTTGACAAGTTTGGAATTTAGAAAGGTAAAAAAATGAAAGAAAATACTTATGTATCAATCATCACAGATCTAGCTAATCAATTAGCTAGTAAATCAATCAATGAAGCCGAATTCAAAGCACGATTGAACGAATCACAGCAAGAAAAGGCCCAGCTCATTCAAGAGCTGGAAACATATCGTTCTGTTCTTGAATCTGACAAAGATTTGAAGGACCTATTTGAAGAAATTAAAAACAAAAATGAGGTAAATGCTTAATGAATTACAAAGTACAATTTAAATCCTATGACCCTGTAGCTAATGCCACAAAAATTTCCATCAAACAAGATTATCCTTACCGTGTTTTTGAAGAATCCCTTCCAAATAACCGCATGGGAGATGAAGAAACAGTCCTTGTGGATGCTGTTCTAAACCTTGTACGAATGGAATTAGATCCATCTGGTGCCATCGTAGCGCTCAAAAAAGAGCTTGACAAATCTGTTGAAGCGAACAATGGAGCCATTCAGAAGATTCAAGAGCTAACTAAAGAGAACGAGAAGAAAGATGTTCAAATCCAAAACAACAAGGCTCTTGCTGATTGGGCGGTTCTCGTAGCTGTGACTGACCAAGACAATCCACTTGATCCAACGCTATTCAAGCGAGCGCTTGAGCTTGTGGAAGCTGCTCAAGTAGGAAAGACCTACAAGGAACATGACATCTTCACATTGCTTGATCCAGATCACACTGAACAATTCAGTGAAGGAAAACGGGTGCTTGTACAAGTCAACTACGACTTCACCTATAATGGGGAAACAATCAAAGACTTAAAAGGCCCACTGCTTCAGAATGGAAAACTTGCAATCTATAATTGGGAGGTACCCAAAGAAGAAAAGAAAAACAAACCATCAGGAGATCTTGAAACCCAACCAGTAGCAAACTCTGAATCTTAATTGATAGGAGTGTGATTGATGTACAAAGAACCAGATGGAGTTTTTGGAATTATTGAAGTAGTAAGGGAATTCTATGATCATGGAATTGATGAACATATGATTGTGTTCATGTTTATGGCTATTGTCGCTCTAGATATTGTTTTGGGAGTATCTAGAGCATGGGCCTACCATGAATTCTCAAGCAGGAAATGGAGGAAAGGGCTAGTCAGTCATACAGCAATGATTTTGATTGTAGCTATTGGATATCCATTCGCCTTGTACATGAATCTTGGAGCTGTGGTTGATGCCTTCATTGTTGCAATGATGGCAGCATACGGATCTAGCATTCTAGCAAGCCTTTCAGCATTGGGAGTTGAAATTCCCGGACTTGATCATCTCATCAAGCAGAATATTGATCATAATAAATTCCAGTTAAAAGAAGGCTTGGAAGAACCAAGTCAATTGATTAAAAAAAGGAGAAAAGAAAAATGAATCAAATCACGGATATTGTAGCAAGTAGCTCAATGAGTATTTTAGTAGTTATGGTTGGAATTATCGTTCAGGCGGTTAAAAAATACCTCCTGACTCGTGGCGGTAAGAAAGCCATCGAAGTGGCTGAAATCCTCGCAAAAAACGCTGTGAATGCCACTGAACAGGTAGCAAGTACATTGGATATTCATGGCAAAGACAAGATGGAGCATGCTAAAACTAGCTTAATTGAAGGGCTAGAAGCATATAACATCAATTTAACAAATGATCAATTGAACACATTCATTGAAGCTGCTGTCAAGCAAGCGAATGAACAATGGAAGAAATGAGGCATCATTATGACAACAAGACAAGAAACTATTCAATTCATCATTGATTTAGCAAATTCCGGAATGGGTGTGGATAAGGATGGATTTGCAGGGACTCAATGCGCTGACTTACTTACATACCCGGCTAAGATTTTCTTTGGTATTGACCTATGGGGGAATGCTTCAGAATTACTCGATTCAGCAGAACAAGCAGGCTTAGAAGTTCATCGCATGCCTACAGATGAAAAACCTAAAGCTGGTGCATTCTTTACAATGGACGCTTGGTTTGGCGGTGTGAACTTCGGGCATTGTGGGGCAGTAATCGAGGATTCAGACGGGTACAGTATGAGAACTGTTGAGCAAAATATCGATGGAAATCTTGATTCTCTTATTGTAGGTGGTCCTGCCCGTTTCAATAGTCGTGGGTTTGAAAATGTGCAGGGATGGTTCTATCTTCCATACTCAGATAGTCCATTAAGTGAAAACTTCCTACCGCTTAGCGAGACACCTAAAAATGATGAAATGGAGCTTATCCCAGAGAATGGCACATTCATTGTTGGTGATACTGCTATCAATGTCCGACGTGGACCAAGCCTTAATAGTGAAATTGTAGCTGTGTATGAACCTAATGAAAAAGTTCATTATGACTATAAAGGCTCAGCAAATGGCTATCGATGGATTTCATACATTGGTGAGTCGGGCAACCGCAATTACATGGCCATTGGTCAGACAGACGAAGAAGGAAACCGTATCAGCCTATGGGGGGATTTAGAATAAGAGGAATTAAATGATCGGAAAAAATTCAACAAATCTGAAACAAACAAGAGGGGGTGAAGTCATCAAACAAGGTGACTTCTCTTCTATTTTCGAATACGAATTATTAGACTACGATGGAAACAAAGTCAGCTCTCTTGAAGGCAAAAACGCTAATATAAAAATCGCAAATGCCAAAGGAAAGAAAACAATTGTAGCTGTTGTAGAAGACTCAAAAATTCAATTCAATCTTGAAAAAATTCTACCTCCCGGTATCTATCAAGTAGAGATTGAATGTGATGGATTCATCTTCCCTAGTGACAAGAGTGCTAAAATTGATATAATTCAATCTATTGAAAATTACCAAACAGGCAATATTGTTGAAATTGACAAGATCAACATACAGGAAGAAATAGCTGCGTACATCACCACTCATCAAATTCAACCTTACAATGATAGTCAGATCATCAAAAGAATTGAATCATTAGAAAACAGGCCACAAATACAGCCAGAAGCGGTTGACTTAACAAAGTATTTAACCTCTGATCAATCGTATCAAATATTTGTAACCTATAGCGCTCTTCAAAATCAGATGGCAACAAATATCAGGGACAAACACCTTGAACTTGGAATTGATGCCTTGATGGATGAAAAACTAAAAAACGGTGGGAACCCATTTGTCACAAAGTCAGAAATTCCAGTAGTTAACACTACGCAGTTAGCAACCAAGAACGACTTAGAAGAGCTGAAACGCTCAGTCGGATCTGGTGCTGGTAATTCTAGCGAGTTAAAGGGTCAAGGTTTTCCGTATACTCTCGATGCTGAAATCGGAGTGACTTACATTGACACGACATCGAAAAACGGTGCATTTAAATGGATAAAGAAACGTGCTGGCGCTGGTCGTGATAACTGGGTTATTCTTGCTGGTGACACTGGACGAGTGCGAGCAAGAAACATCCAGTCAGCACTTGGTGCGTCTTACATGGAATTTAGACGTATCAATTCGACAGTAGAGATCAACTTTGGAGGTCTCTCGTGGGGCTGGTTTGGTATCAAACGGAGAGGCTCGGTTGGATACGTACCGCAAGGGTCAGACCGTGAACGGAACGTGGTCATCTTAAACGTCAACAGCGTACCTATTGGTTTTCGTCCTGTTGGTTCAAAGTTGGGCATGATTACCAACGACAAGGGCCAACGTTTGGGAACTTGGTATTTAGGTGGGCCAACGGATAACAATCAATTCCGTTTGCAATTTGACGATCCAGTGCCAACAGATCGGGACATCGGAGATATTCGATTTTCAAGCATAGTATATGTAACGGATGATCCGTGGCCTGATACTTTATAATAAAGAAACAACCCCCCCCCCTTTCCCGGCGGCGGGGGGTCGCCGATGCCGTAACACAGCCGCTCGTCGAGTCTGTCGTCCGTATTTTGAACGCCGATTTGCGCGACAAAT